TGCGCGGTCAATTTGGTTTCTCCAGTCTCCGTCTGAGTCTAGGTAACTGAACTCTACAAGGATTATTTGGTTTATCTCACACCATTCTTTTTTAATTGCGTCTCGCCTTTTGTGTCCGTAGAATCCAGCCTTAGTCTTGTGAAAAAAGGAACAGAACTCATAGTGCTGCTTTCCGTGGACCTCGACCCCTATCGTAACACTTGGAATCAGAAAGTCAAGGAATAAAGCAGATTTTTTGCTAGGATTCCTCGTTCCCGGTAGTTTTACTTCCTCAAGGACGCTATACCCCTTAAATATCTCCTTCAAGATTTTTCTTGCTCTCAGGTGATAACTCGACCTTTTCCTTGAGTCGTCATTCCTGACTATGTATTTTTTCAAGTCAATCCTGTAGTCTTTGCCGTTGACTCCTCTTACTTTCATGTGATTTCTTTTATCTGGTCGTGAATAAACTTTGTTAATGATTCATTCTCGATTAAAAAGTCTGTCAGCTTTTGAATACCTTGAAACTTGAAAAACTTAGTGACGGCCTCTAAGTCATTAAAATCAACATCGTTAGCTTTTAACAACTTCTTTATCACAGGGTCTGTTCTGTTGTCGATAGCTACTGATATTTCATACCAGGCTCCTGCCCTTTTGACCATGCTAAACTCATTTGCTAGCTGGGCTATCTCTTGGGCTTCGTCAATGCCTACGCCGTACCTAATCCAACCTTCTGCTGTTGAGTTTGGTGTACCGCCAGCAGCGGATGTTAGAATCCTCCAGTTGGCAATTTGACCAACATGTGGACCAGAGTCATCCCCAGACTGTAACCACTTACCTCTATGTGTGATTATCATTTTCGTACCAGCTTGATATTGTACCATGTTTCCAGAGTCTTCCATCTTAGCGGGTGCCCAACGGCTACCTCCAGTGTTGGATATGTTATGTAGTATGAATATCAAAATGGCTTTTGTTCTTGATACGTCTCCAGATATTCTTTTAAGGAACATGGACATTAGTCTGGGCAGGCTGTTTCTAACTCCCGTCCTAATCTCGCCCTCTAGTTCTTCTTGTGGGACCATGCTTGATACAGAGTCAACAATTGCCACTAGGTCTGGAGTGTTTTTTACATACGTCTCTAATGAGTTAAGGTATATCTCCGCTGACACTAGTGGCATCTCGTCAGTAGCTTGGACAATCTTGATTTTCTTTGGGTCAAACCCTTTGATTCCTGTAAAGTTCTCTTTCGTCATTCTACCTTCGGTATTAAAGTAGATGATGTTTTTACCCAAAGCCTGACATTTTGCAGCAAAGTATAATGCCGTCGTTGTTTTCCCGGTTTTGGGTTCACCACCTATGATAACGCAATTGCCCTCTCGTATACCACCCCCAAGTGCGATATCTAAAGAGGGGGAAACGCTTAGTGTTTCAAACGTTTCCAGCTTTTCAAGTACTTCCTCTCCGCTCTGTACGATACCGCCGTACTTTGATATGATTTGGTTGCTGACAATGTCGTCACTAAACTTATTCGATTTCTTCTTTGCCACTCTCTATGCTCCTTAATTTATCAAACTTTGATTTTTTGCCGTAGGATCTTTTCCTAGAAATCGCATCCTTCTTCACTTCCAGGTTGTGATCTACACTCTCTTTTTTAGTTTCTCTATCCAGCCTATCTTGAGATTTATACTTATTAATAATAGTTTTAGCCCTCGGACTGTTCAAAGAAAATATTTTCTTAAACTCTGGTGATCCAATAGCTTTGACTAATACCTCTTCAGGGCAATCCTTTAAGATTTTGTTTGCTGCAATGAGCTGTCTTTTAAAGGTCCAATCCCAAGGCTTTCTGTTCCAAAATTTATATGGTAGAGACCCCTTGTTCTTATTCTCTGCGTTTCTTAGGCACATCATTTCAGCAACGTAAGCAGCGCAGGTACAATGATCACCAGTTGTCTGGTGCTGGTATCTGCTTTTATCCGTTCTTTTTCTTTTCTTTAACATTGATTATAGCCTCTTCAAAACAGTTATCAATAGTGTCATCATATTCTTTTTCAATTATCAATTCTGGAATGATCCACATCTGCTTTTTGACAGAATTCCCATTGACTTTTCCAAATGTAAGATAGTTTTTACTAGCTCCACCCATTGAGCACATGGCCGATGTAATTAAATAGATACCTTTTGCATCTGTTAAATCTAATCTTTCTTCATGAGACCTGTACTGAAGGGCCAGCTCCGTTAAGTAGGTCGATTCTTTGGATGTGTAAGAGACCAGCGAAACCCAATCTTTCATATCGTGAAAAAAATGTTCCGACTGGTCGCTACACTTACATTTCATCCACACTACATGCTTATTCGTCCTGTAGTGCTGTAGCCAATTAGACACTGGTGTCGTCTCCACTAATCTTAAAGACACATGAGGGTCTTACCCCTTCGCCGCGAACACCTTTTCTTGCGTCGGCTAGGCTAGATGCGTCTTCCGTCATTACCGCTATACCTTCTCGTCTAGCCATCAAGTTTTTAACACCAAATACTTCCGGCTCGTCTATCTTACATCTAGCTACATATTTCTTGACGGAAGCCTTGCTCCTATCTAAAGATTTGCAAATGTCGTCAAGATTTTTTCCGCTCCATTTATTTTCAATATAGAATTTTTCTGCTGTACCAAGTGGTCCCTGTTTAGCCATCTAAAAAACTCCTTTGTGCCCTAGTTAAGTAAATAGAATTCTTAGTTTTAAGGTAGATCATATAGAAATCAAAAGTAGTCTTTGACACCTTTCTCATTCTTGTGTCTAGATATTTCACTCTAAAGCTATTCATCCCCGTGGGGTCAAAGAGGGTGCTGTCGTGTACCCTTATATAATAGCTCGTTGACGGCTTATTTCCAATGACTTTTCCGATGATTTTTGCAAAAAAGCTTTCTTTTCTCTCTTCCTCCAGTTCCCCACTCGATTCTCCGCTTTTGTTAAAGAGCTGTTCGTACTCTTGATCGTTGTGTAGGTCGTATTGTTCTACCTCTGAAATAAACTTAGTCTTGGACTTTGTCTTTTCTTTCATCTTACTCCCCTTCCATGATGTATTTACGTTTCTGCTCTGGCGTCATTTTATTAATTTTTTTCCTGTGTGAGATGTCTGGCTGTTGTGGCTCCGACTCTCTTTTCATTGCGACGGCTTCTTCTATTTGGGACTTATTTTTCTTGGTATTTTTATCTGCTAGTTGTCCAAGGGTCGAGGGTTCCTGAACGACAAAGGCCATTAAACCTCCAGAAATTAATCTTTCGAATGTTTGTTTCTTACATCTCGGACACCCCTTGTGCGACTCGTCGTTGATAGATTGATATAAGTCCTGCTGTCTAAAGCCGCAGTTGTTACACGCATAGTCATAATGTGGCATTTTAGTCCTCCAAAGCGGAAAGTATTCTTCCTATTATTCCGTTTCTCTGTATATCAGAATAGTCTAGCTCAACTGTACCTACGCCTTCTACACCTTCTATTCTCTCCATACATGTAGCTAGACCACTCTTGTGTTTGATGTCTGTTTGTTTTATGTCTCCATTCACTATTACCTTTGACCCCTCTCCCATTCTAGTTATAAACATTTTGATTTGTTCAAGTGTGCAGTTTTGGGCTTCGTCTAATATCATATAAGAATTGTGGTAAGTCGCCCCTCTCATGACCTCTAGTGGGTGGAACTGTATCTTTCTTTCGTTACAATAGTGACCATAGTAGGCTTGTCCCAGGAAGTTTTTAAAGTTCTCCTGCATTGGTATCAAGTATGGATTTATTTTTTCCATCAATTCTCCAGGCAGAGATCCTATATCTTTACCTGCACACACCAAGGGTCTGGTAACAATAACGGTCTCTATCTCACCCCTCCATAAGTGCTCAGCAGCAATACCAGCAGCTATAAAAGATTTGCCACAGCCCGCAGGGCCACAACAAAGCGTTACGTCGTTTTCTACTATGCTAATTACATAGTCCTTTTGGTTTTCAGTCTTTGCTTCTACGGTTTTTATTGAATGTCTTGGAGGTCTTTTTTTTCTAGTGGTCATCTTACCTCTTCATTTAGGGGTTATATGTCACTTTACACTAAATAGTCTTCTTCCTTTACAAAGATACCATCTATCATTTTTCCACGCCTGTCTTTAATGTCTACCCAAGCTTTTTGTAGGCAGTGGGTGAGGGTTAGGTTGTTTCTTTCTACGATATTTATCATAACAACCAACATGTCTCCAATGTCATCACTTATATCTTTTCCTTTACACACGCTGTCTGACAATTCTCCTAGCTCCTGAGCGAGCTTTAAAACTTGGTCTTTATCCGTGCTACCCTCTATAAGATTCCTATCCTTATGCCATTGGGATACTTTTCTAACGTAGGTCTCCAGGGTTGCATTTCGTTCCCTTTGATGACTATTTGAGTTGGATTCACTTAGCATCCTATTTCTACCCAATTGGTCTGGAGGAATATCAAAACCACTTTCTTGGTTAGTAAAAGCTGTATATGCCTTAGAGTCGTTCTCTTCTGTGCTCATATTAAGTCTCCAAAATCTAGGTCTTCCAAGTCGTTTTTACTAGCTCCGATCTTGTAGCTAGTAATTTCATGTTCTTGTGG